TTTAGGCTTCACCGATTTTGCCCTTTCGTAATTTTAAAATTTTATTCTATATTGTTTTCATTTTGTTGTAATTGACGTTCTAATTCTTGTTGAGCGTGTTTTTTCTCCCATGTTGCATTAAATTTATCGCGACGTTCTTGAGTTCATTTAGTGCCTTTGGAATGATGTTCATGATTTTTATAATATTCTTTATTACTTTCTTTTATTTTGTTTTTAGTTTCTTCTGAACGATGTTTTCCTCGAGTGGCTTTACCCCTATCGTATCTTTCTTCTGCGGTCATTTTATCTTTAGTATAACCATACATAGGGTTGTTGGAACCAGTTATATCTCTAGTAAGACTTTCTTTTTTTGCTTTTTCACTTAAAAATTGCCTAACTTCCTCTGTGTGGTGTTTCCCATAAAACGGATTTTTTTCGCCCTCAAATTTTCCAGTTAAGCTCTTACTGAGTTTAAGTTTTGATTCTTCACTCATATGTCCATGAGCGCCTCCACCCTCTCTAATATTATAACCAAATTCTGTATTATTAGTTTTATATTTTTCAATCAGCTCATATTCTAATTGATTTGCTTCTAATTCTGATAAATTTTCATAAAGAATATAATGTTCAAAATTTTCCCATCCATATTTTAAAATAGCATTAGCTATCGCTGGTTGAGAAAAATTTCCATTTGGGTGTTTGTGTAAATACCCTTCGCCATTTTTACCCCATCTTTTTTCTGTAGTAAGACATGTTATACCTATATATTTTTTATTATTAACCATATTAACATGCATATACACTAAATAGTTATTTTTTTGTTTTACATCATCTTGCTCAACATTAATTTTATCTTCCATAATTATACCTCCCAATATAATCTATATTTAAATAGTGCTAGTTGTAAATATGGGAGTATTTATAACAGGGGAGCTACCCTTTTCGCACTAATAAATATTCAATATAAAATTAACTTAAATTTTAAAACGGCCAAATTGACCTTGCACCTCTCAAGTTTTCAGGCACACTGTTTAAACTGGTAACTTCACTACCATTAAATAATTCAACATGCATACCTTCTTTGCCATGAGTAAACCCAGAAGTTTTAGAATTGCTCTTTAATACATTTTCTAAGAACATACTAGACACACCGATTACAGAAGCGATATTATTATTCGCCAAATCTTCTAATTTAGAAAATGTTGCACTTGCCTGTCCACCAGATACACTCATAATAAATGTTTTATGATTAGGTATTAATAATGAGCGTGTCATTATAAATGGAGCAGAGAAGAATGATTTACCAGTAGCACGAGAACATAATACAACTGCAGTACCAGCTGTCCAACAATTCATAAAGATATATTTCTGATAGTCAGTTAGCTGAATACCAATAAAGTCTTCAACAAACCTGGTTGGATGTCTACGGCCCCATTGAATAATCTTGCAATACTTATCCCATGTTTCTCTTTGCTTAGGTAATATTTCATACGAGAAATCAGAGAATATTGCATTAATCGCCATCGACTATCACTCCTTTCTCTCGTGCCTTTTCTTTTAATTGTAATTCTGTTAATTCATATCTAGTTTGTCTTAAAGTCTCTTGTAATTTTTCATTCTCTTTCTTTACTTTACGTAATTCTTCTAATTGTTCAGCAGCTATCTTATATGCTTCAGCTTCAGACAGGTTTAATTGATTAAATATTGCCTTAAAGCTTGCATCAGCAGCAGCTTGAATTGTACTAGAAGTTGCTATATCATATTTATTGATAAGCTCGTCTTCAAATTTCTTTTCATTCATTGTCTTCATGATTCCAGTAAAAGAAGTTTGTCCTTGAGACTGTCTGGTTTTGAATCTTTCAGAGAAACCAGAATCTCTACTAAAGTCGGAAATTGCTTTGAGTTCTTTAGCTTTTAAGTCAGCTAAGTCTTTTTGCTCTCTTAATGATGCCTCATCTCTTTCGAGTTGGTGAGCTCTCTCATCAAGCTTTCTAACTTTATTAAATGATTTTACTATTGTTAAAGCACTCTGTAATTTTACATAGTCCTGCTGTACATCTTCATCTACAACAGAAACTAAGTCAGCATACAAAATCTTCTTTTCGTTTTCATCTTCTTCAAATTCAAATGGGTCATATCCAAAAATATGAACTACATCTTTCTTATTTCTTGCATCTTCTTTAGACCAGTCATAAGGAGCTTCATCAATTGCTAGACTACCAGTTCTGATTGTACTATTATATTGTTCATCAGCTAAGAATGGTGAATCCATAAATGTTAAACCAACAGCTGTTTTATTAAGAGCTGAGACATAACATCCAACTAATGTGCCAGTTCTATTTGTATCTTCATAAGTCTGTTTAGCCTGATAGAATATATCTACATCCCAATATAAATTCAGATTAGCACACAAATATTGCATAGCCAGCTCTAAATTCTTTTGAGCTAATACAGAATATAAATAAGCAAATAATTTTTGAACGCAGTCCTTACATATCCACATATGATAAGCGCCTCTATCATCTACTCTATCACTACATGTGATGTTATATACCACATAGTAATCAGATAATTGTTTAGGCGCACCACAGCATGTGCAAATATGTTTATTATATATCGGCACAAAACGATTTAGATATGTAGCAACAATTTGATTTAATTTACCCTTAGCTCTTGCAGCTGGAGTGTCAATTTTACTACTATCTATTAATTGTTCGTTCTCATCTAAATCACTAGCTTCGATTGGTAACTCTTCATCAGTCTCACAATCTCCGTCATTTTCATATCTAGACTCTTCTACCGTTTCTTGTACAACTTCATCTTGTTGTTCCCCATTTTCATTTTTAATTTGTGCTAATTCAGCATCAATTTCAGCTAAAGCGCTTTTATATTTTTCTTCACTCTCTGCGAACTTCTTAAAGTCCATCTCGAGTCGTTTATTGTCAGGGTCTTTATAAAATAAGATAGGTTCAAAATAATTATATAAGTCTTGAGAATCATAAATCTTTGGAGTTGTATCTCCGCCAATTTCTTTTTCTATATCATCCTGAAGTTTCTGTTGCTCAACCTTCTTCCAGTCTTCGCCATACAGTTCTTTCTTCTTTTGAATTTCTATCTTCTTTTTAATAGCCTCTTGTTTAGCTTTTTCTCGCTCAATTTTTCGTTGGGCTTGATTTAATGTAAGTTTAGCCATTGGATTCACCCTCTTCTATTAATATCCAGTGATATCCACCAGCTGTTTTACGCTCGCCTTTAACACAACGTGCTATGTTAGAAACATGAATATTAGTGGCCCTCTGTGCATCTAAGCAACTATTATATGTAATATTCGTTTCAACACATTTAACTCGCTTACACATTTTCTTTTTATAATTTTCATCATTCCACATAGCCTCAGCTAATTTTTTACCCTTTTCTATTTGTCTTTGACGATAATCATCATTATTCCACAAATCTTTGAGTATTTGTGTCCATTTATCTCTCATTCGATTCAAATATTCTTCATCTTGCATTTTTAAATGAATTTGACGGGTTAAATTTGTATAATCACATTTAATACCACCATCAACAATATTATAACCAAATTCATCGTCTTGGGTATTATATAGATTAATTAATTCAAATTCTAATTTATTAGCTTCTTCTTGCGTCAAATTACTTGCGATTATTTCATGAGAAAAATTATCCCACCCGTATTTTAAAATGGCGTTTGCAAATAATGGTTGATTAAATAAACCTTTTTTATTTTTCTTTAGATAACCAATACCATTAACACCCCAACGTAATTGAGGTTTTCTACATGTTTGACCAATATATTTTTTACCATTAATTAGGTTGGTATGACAATATACACAATAAGTCTTTTTCATCATTAAACCTCACCTACCTTTTTAACCTTTTACCTTTTAATATGTTGATTAATCAACCGTTACTATCCAAAGTCCACCTAATTTAAGTTTTTTTTTAGCTTCTGCTTCGTCGCTACCAACATAAACTCCAGTCCAACTATTTGTAATACCATTAAAATTAGTATTAACTGTATTTCTAAAAGCAGCAGCTGAACCTATATTAACAGGTTGGATATCATGAATTGTTGTATCTTCTGCCATGCTATACCTCCATAATTAAGTTGGGTACTCCTATTAGAATTCCTATTTTAGTTCTATTCTCAACCAAAAGTTTCCCCGTGATTATAATTTACCAATTAGAGTTTTACTCCTTTTCTTTCTTTTCACTGTTTATATCATTTAATAATTCTTGCTCTTCTTTTGCAACCCTTTTACGCTTAAGTTCCGCTTGGGTGCTTACATTCATAATTCCCCAAGGGTCTTCTTCACCTTTATATTTTAAAGTGAAGGCGTTTTCTTTAAATTCCTTTTTTACATGGTTGATTGGAGTTAAATTTAACTCTTCAATCTCTTTTAAAAATTGGGCTTCCAATTCATCCAATTCTGGATGATTTTGAGCTTCATTTTTCCATTCACCAATATCTCGTGCTATACGCACAGTCTCTAATTTATCGACTGGGTTATCACTCTCTGGTAAATGACATGATAAATAACAGTCTACTGTATCTACTTGTTCGCCTGTCCAATTTTTATCTGTAGCACCCATAGGGGTGTAATTGGTCTTAATCCAATAATCCTGGATAGCCAGTGTCTTAAGTTTATTATACTTATCGTCACGTTGCTTATTGCGTCTTTCTGTAGCTGTCATCTTATTTACTTTTAAAGCGTCAGCTCGTTTGCAATATTCCTGGATTTTTGCTTCACTGAGATTTTCATATTCGGGTATTTCTGGCAATCCAGCATCTTGCCTAAATATTCTAGCTTCAGTAGTATATCTATTTTCTGGCAATGCAAAATAATCTTCGGGTGGATGAATATCATACACCTTCATGATATTAGACCATTTAATCTTAGGGTAACCATCCTTCCAGGTAGAATAACCAAAGTTATCCTTTACTGATTTAATTTCAGAAAACTTACCCGCAACTTTCTTAGGGGGCTTCGATACTCCTGATATTGTACCCCAAAGATACTTAAAGTTGTCATTTAGGGCCACTATTGTATAAATCTCGTCTTCTTCAATAGACAATATCGCATTAACCAATTCTCTACTAGCCTCTAATTCATATTCGACCTTTAGGCGTTCACGAATATGTTTTACTAATTCTGGTCTAGTCATATTACACCTTTGTATAAAAATATGGAGAGTAGATTGCTCCACTCTCCATGTCTATTTACATATTCAATTATTATTCCTTAGCTGCCTTTGATGGCTTAAACTTTGGATAACCCTTCATCTTCTTAGCTGGAACATCAATTGTTTCGCCAGTCTTTGGGTTTCTAGCCTTACGAGCACTTGTCTCCTTAGTATATCCAGAGAAAGTACCAATCTTAAGGGATACCTTTTCTTCTGCTGCGAAGATATCTTCGAGCATTACTTCTTCAAATGCTGCGAGGAACTTTGTAGCGTCCTTCTGCGGAAGGTCTGCCTTTTCAGCAACCATCTTAATAAAATCTACTTTAGTCATAATTTTCTCCTTTTTTATAAACTTAATTATTTCCTTTTAATCCTTTTTTGAGGATATATTATTTAAACGAAAGATTATTCGATTTTTCCATCTAGCAAAATTAGCTCTCACCTTTTGTAGAAAAGAAATTTTCTCTTTCTCCTCACCATATCCCTATTATTATTTTTAGGGAAAAGTGCTTTAAACGTTGATATTTCAAGGGTTAGAGAGATTCGATTAAAACCTGAACTGCTACGGAATTATTAGCTTTTCTATCTCTATCATAGCGTTTTACACGCTCTTCTTGACATATTTTGCATCTACAAGTTTGACCATCACGTTTATCTATTTCTACTAAAGCGCCGCAATCTACACATATTATTGTCTTTATATCTGTAGTGGTTTTACCATGCTCTATCTTATCAGCGCATTCTTTACAATATTTGCGAGGTCTACCTTTGGTTTGTTTTGTGTAATTAGCAAACTCTTTTCCACAACATTGACAGGTAAATTTACCCATCTTTTGTTTCTCTAACCAATACCCAGGATTGTATAAATCCCCTTCGGGTGGTTCTCCAGTTGGTATAAATACTGCGTTAGACTCTGTGACTGGTGTCTTAAATATGTTATATTTCTCTATAAAAGAAGTTTCAATACCTAACGCATAATTAAGGTCTATGTATCCTAAGTCATATAAGAAGTCCCTCTCTTTCTGCATAGAGAATGATGCTGGTAAATTAGCATCTTCCTTAAATCTCTTATAATACTTCTTTAGATAGTGCATTTGAGGCCTATCCAGATAGTTTTCTTGGATTTTAGTCCAGATATATAATGTAAAGAGATATTTGACCCTATTCCAATTCATTGGGTTATTATGTTTAATGGAAATAGTCGGTCTTCTCTTTTTATAATAATTAACCTCATCATCTGTCAGTAATGTGTCAGTTTCAAGATGCAAGAACCAATCTACAACTTCCTGTGGGATAGTTACGCCATGAATAGCTCTTAAAGGAACTTCCTTTTTCCAAGCTCCATCTACTATCTTATTTAATCTCTTATAACTGACTAGATGATTATAGGTGATTGGGTTTTCAGGTCTATGAGCAGCTTCTTCGCATTTCTGCTGAATACGCTTCTTAGCTTCAGCCTTCTTAACCCCTTCCATTTTATAATAACGTACTAACAGAATGGCATCTCTCTCCCATTTCTGGGAGAGGCCATTTGATATTACATTTTTTATATAACCAAGTTCGTCGTAAATATCTATCATTAAATATCTTCTTCTTCTATCACTGGAGTTTGAATTAAATCTTCAGGCTTATCTTCATATTCTGGAATAGGAAGATTTACCCTTTGGTACTTATCATATAAGAACGATAAAGCGCCATTTTCATCTTTAATAGGGAAGCTAAATGAGGTATGCTTTGATTTAATATTCTCATATAACTGTTTACCTACTAAAGTCCATAATGTAGATTTGCTAAATGAAGGTCTATCAACATAGAACAAATATACAAGATGGTTAGCGAGCTGCTCTTCATTAGAAGTTATATCTTCAAGTTTCTGTTTGAGAATGTTGCATTCAACATCTCTCTCAAACTTGGCCTGGATATTTGTACTGCCAAAAGTCTTTTCGACTTTACTAAGCTTTCTCGCCTTAGTCATTTCTTCCCACTCTTTAAAAGTGGTTTCAACAAC